GGCGGTGGTGCTGGCGGAATAAGAAATATTGCAGCTCACCCTGCACCTGGAAGTCCTGTAGCAGTTACAGTTGGTAGTGGCGGAGCTGGTGGAACAGTACCATCTTCCAAAGGAATATCTGGCGGTACTTCAACTTTTGCAACTGCAGCTAGTCCATTATCTGGAACAGGAGGCGGCGGTGGTTCTGGTGGCGATCCTGGTTCGCCCGGAGGTTCTGGAGGTTCAACTTCTTCCACAGGTGCACCTAACATTGGAACAGGAAATGCTGGAGGATATACTCCTTCAGAAGGTAATGATTCTGGAGAAGGTGGTTCAACACCTGGCGGCGGCGGAGGCGGCGGCTGGGGAGTTGTTGGAAGTAATGGTCCTGGAGGTGCTGGTGGAGATGGAACAACTTCAGATGTAGCGAGTCCTAGTGCATCCCCTTCAAATACAACTTACGGCGGCGGTGGCGGCGGTGGAGTAATTACTGGTTTACCAAGTCCAGGCGCTGGAGGAGCTGGAGGATCTGGAGGCGGCGGAGCTGGAGGAGCTGGTGATGCTGCTGGTGGAGACGGAACTGATGGCTTAGGCGGTGGAGGTGGATCTGGTGGATTTGCTTATCCTGGACCTTCTGGCGGAACTGCTGGAGATGGTGGCGATGGTATTGTAGTTGTTAGAACAGCTGCATTTTCGTATACTAATGCTTCGGGTATTTGGAGTATGAAATCTCAGTATGATGCTAAAATAGCTGGTCAGTGGCCGTCATAATAAATCATAAGTTTAATAATAAAAATCAATTAGAAAAACAATTAAACACTATTTTATTTAACAATCATGCTTTGATTGATTTAGATAAATGTAGATCAAAGATGATAAGTAAAGATAAAGATATATATAATAAAGATATTTTACTAAATGAAAAAAACGAACAGGTTATGATGGAATGGGAGAAACCCTACATGGAAGAGTGTATTAATACACTTCAGCCTCATGGTGATGTTTTAGAAATAGGTTTTGGCCTAGGGTATTCTGCTAATCAAATTAGAAAATTTGATATTAAAAGCCATACTATTATTGAGTCGGACGATACTATATACACAGACTTAACTACTTGGGCCGATAAAAAAACAATACCAATTAAAGGATATTGGCAAAAAGAATTATCTAAATTAGGTAAGTTTGATTGTATATTTTTTGATGATTTTGCTTTACTTAATTCTAATCCAGATAAAGATTATCGTATTTTTGATTTTTATTATGAAATTGCTAAGGATCATGTTAAAGAGAATACGAGATTTGTGTTTTATTGTGATACAGAAATATATTGGCCAGTAAATCCTTGGATAAAGTATGAGTGTAAAGAATATAAAACTAATATTCCTTCTAATTGTAATTATCCTTATATAACAAACATGTATATTCCATTAATAACTTTTGTTAAAAATAATTTAAACTTAAAAAAAATATATATAGGAATTAATTTATGAATGTAGCGCATTATTAAGTGAAACATTTTTATCAAAGTATAGATGGCTGCTTTGATTTCCAAGAACTATATAAAGAAATGGTATCTCTTCATGATAATGCAAAATTTGTCGAAGTAGGTGTGTGGCGAGGAACATCTACATGTTTTTTAGGTGTAGAGATTGTAAATCAAAATAAAAATATACAATTAGATACCATAGATAATTATCCTACTATTAAAGAAAATAGTATACCTAAAGAATTTAAAAAAAACATAGAGCCTTTTAAATTTATTAGTCATATATATAAAGATAGTGTAGTAGCCTCGAGCCTTTATGAAAATGAGTCAATCGACTTTATATTTTTTGACAGCGAACATACAGAAGAGTATGCAACAAAGGAAATAAATGCGTGGTACCCTAAAGTTAAAATAGGAGGATTTATGGGGGGACATGATTATACCTCTTTTTTAAACCCTAATTTTAGATATGTGGTTGGAGTGGGCAATGCTGTTAATAAAATCTTTAATAATAATTTTAAACTATATCCTGGACAAAGGGACCATAATGGTAGAATATACGGACCTTCATGGCTTCACAAAAAAGTAGAAAAGTCACTTTGATCCAAATCAAATGCCAAAAATTTATATGGTGTATTTTTTCCTTATAAGGAGTATAAAAAGAAATGATTCTTTCTAATTATTTTTGGTTTTTTAAAAAAGCTGTTCCAGACAGAATATGTGAAAACATTAAAAAATATGGTTTGTCCAAACAACCCAAAGTAGCTATTACAGGGGATGAAAAAGGCAATGTACCAACAACCGAGGAAGGATTTAAAAAACTTCACAAGCAAAGAAATTCAGATGTAGTATGGCTAGATGAGCCGTGGATTTATAGAGAGGTTCATCCTTATGTTCATACAGCTAATAAAAACGCTGGCTGGAATTTTCAATGGGATTTTTCTGAGCCCGCTCAATTTACAATATATAAAGAAGGTCAACACTATAGTTGGCATCCAGATTCATGGGATAAACCTTATGATAACCCCAATGATCCAAACACACATGGAAAAATAAGAAAACTAACAACCGTTTTAATTTTATCAGATCCTGAAGATTATGAAGGAGGAGCTTTGGAATTTAATTTTGGAAACCCAGATCCAGCTAAAAAACAAAATACATTGATACCAAAAGAAGTAGGAGCAAAAGGAACTATTGTTGTTTTCCCTTCCCACGTATCACATCGAGTACAACCAGTAACGAAAGGAGTACGTTATTCAATGCCTACTTGGCATTTAGGGTGGCCGTACAGATGAAAAAGAAACAAAAGAAAGGAGGTAAAAAATGGCGTTCAAAAAAACAAAGTTTAAAGTAATCAAAGAGGCAATCCCTAGAAAAGTAGCTAATTTTATTTATAGATATTTTAAAAATAAAAGACAAGTAGCTAAATTTTTATTTGATACCAAATACATTTCTCCATTTACACAAGAGTGGGGAACATGGAATGATCAAATGGTTCCTAATACTTATTCTCACTATGGGGACACAGCTTTTGAAACTGTTCTTGATGGTTTGACTGAAAGAATGGAAAAGGAATCAGGTTATAAATTAAACCCATCTTATGCTTATGCACGTATCTATAAAAAAGGAGATGTATTATATAGACACTTTGATAGAGATGCCTGTGAAATTTCTGCTACTATGCACATAGGAGACGATGGTACTAAATGGCCTATTTATTTAGATCCAACTGGTAGGGCAGGTAAAGCCGGTATTCCAGTAAACATGAAACCTGGTGATATGCTTATGTATCATGGGTGTGAGTGTGAACACTGGAGAGAAGCTTTCACAGGCGAAGATTACTGTCAAGTATTTTTACATTGGAACCAAGATTCCAAAAAGAAAGTTGTAACTGGTAGAGATAATCCCGATAAAGGTGGTAAACACACTAAATTTGATGGTCGTCCTTTTATAGGACTACCAGCATATTATAAAGGCTTTACATTACCTAAATAATATTTTATATAATAAGACTGGTGGGGGAAAATGCCACCACAGTTTCCCCTTCCTTTAATAATCTATTGAAATTCCCCACAATCTGATATAACTGTTAGTAAACAGGTTTATATATGCTACAAAAAATAGGTTTCTTACCCGGATTCAACAAACAAATTACTCCAACAGGCGCTGAAGCACAGTGGACAGGTGGGGAAAATGTTCGTTTTAGATATGGTACACCAGAAAAAATAGGAGGATGGGCTCAATTAGGAGACAAATCTTTAACAGGCTCGGCTCGAGCTCTTCATCAAATGGTTAACAAAGAAGGTATTAAATATGCCCTCATTGGAACCAATAGAATTTTATACGCATATTCTGGAGGGGTGTATTATGATATACATCCAATTAAAACTGACTTCGGAGCATTAACTGATAAGTTATCTTGTACTAGTGGCTCTGCTGTTCTTACTATTACTTTATCTACAACTGCTGGAATGACAGCAGGAGATATTTTATATCTTGAAGATGTTACCATTCCTACAGGCTCAGGTTATTCTGCTTCTGATTTTGACAATAAAACTTTTATGATAACAACCGTAGTAGATGGTACTTCGGTTACTATTACTATGGGATCCACTGCAAGCGCAACCGCCACTGACGGAGATTTATCTGTTAAGTGGTATTACCCAGTAGGACCAGCTGAACAGGTTGGAGTTTATGGATGGGGTATATCCCAGTTTGGTGGTAGCGTAACCAATCCTCAAACGACAACTTTAGATGGAGCTTTAGGAGACGATGTTTATGGAACTGGAGGATCAGGAACCAGTATTACTTTAGATTCGGTTACAGGATTTCCAACAACAGGTACTAATTACATTTTAGTAGGCACAGAAGAAATTTCTTATACGGGAGTTTCAGGAAGTGATCTAACAGGAATTACTAGAAATGCTCGAGGAACAACAAGAGCTGCTCATTCCGATGGGGCCACCGTTACTAATTATAGTGACTATGCTGCATGGGGTCAAGCTGCGGCTACAACTGATAAAGTTGCTGAACCTGGTTTATGGTCCTTGGACAATTTAGGTTCTACTTTACTTGCTTTAATTTTTAATGGTCCTGTTTTTGAATGGGATTCAGATTTAGCTAATGCTGCAGCAACAAGAGCAACTATTGTTAGTGGTGCACCAACCGCGTCTAGAGATATGTTAGTCTCGACTCCCGATCGGCACTTAGTTTTATTTGGAACTGAAACAACGATTGGAGATACTACATCCCAAGATGATATGTTTGTAAGATTCTCTTCTCAAGAGGATATAACTGACTGGGCACCTACTGCAGTTAATACCGCTGGCACACAAAGACTGGCTGCCGGATCACGGATCATGGGAGCTAAACTCGGTAGAAATGCAATTTATGTATGGACGGATACTTCATTATTTACTATGAGATTTGTTGGAACTCCTTTTACCTTTGCTTATGAACAAGTAGGAACCAACTGT